ATGCCATAAAGTTACTCGTCCTCGCTCCACTCGGAGACAACGTCAGCGAGTTTAGATTTCACCGGGGGCTCGACTTCAACCTTCTTTGACTTGCGTTTAATTGGCTCCTCAATATCTTCTACTTCTTCGGCTTCGTCGTCTGGTTCGTCTGAACGAGATACAACTGGCTTAGGCTTTGAGGCTATAGCTGCTGGCTGCTTAGTAACTCCGTCAGCTTGGGCTACAGTAATCATGGTGTACAGCTTGGTTTCTGGCTTACTTTGCGACGCAACCACTAACTCATACTCTTGATCGGAAATATTGCGCAGTGGTGTAAACAGAAGTTCCATCGTGTCCGCGTTGGCATCAAAAGAAACATTGGTAACGACGTTGTCTGGTGACTCTCCGTTAGCAAGCAGATACTTTATGTAAGACTCAAAGGGGTGGATGTTGCCAGATCCTTTGCCGAATAAAGACTTGGCTGGGATATTAAACTGGTAGACTTCCCCACTATCATCACCTTCAACCAACACTGACACTCGTCGTTGGAACCGGCAAGCACGTCCACCCGTATCTCCACTACCTTTAATGTTCTGGGGGCAATCAGCGCAGTTAGAATGTTGAACGTCCTGAGCGGCGGCCTCGGGCTTATCCCCAATATTAGACCAACAGTTAGGTAGTGTGGCTTCTTTGTTCGGATCAAATTTCTCTTTGTAAAAAATACGCGATACTTTCGGCAAAGCGCCAACAACAATAAGATTAATCTCACCACGTACGGCGTTGCCAATTTGCTCACCATTAACGATTCGTTTGAATGTACCGTTGGTGTTTGTCTGGATACGGCGCGACGTAGTAGAACTTGCAAATGTTTTAGCCAACTCGCTCATGCCACGACTTGGGGAACCGCCGGTAGACGGCTGTTTAAAAATGGTTACGTTAGACATACATGCTTCTCCTTACAGATTATTTTGAAGTTGGTTTACGGACTTGAATAATATATTTACGATCATTTTGTAGGCCGGGAGGAAAGCTATCCGGCGACTCCTCTAAAAATTGTTGCATGTTAGTGTTGTGTATGCGTTTCTCAAGTAGGTAATGAGCGTCGTTCTCCTTAATAAATTTGTACAAAGAATCCCAATCGTTCGTCCAATACCGCGACGAGACCCGACGAGACACAGTGCCAGCAGGGGTGCGTATACTATCTACGTTTTGATCTTTACAGAGTTCAAGAAGCTTGCCAGCCACGACCTCAAACTCATCCTTGAGTGCTTGCATTTCAGCTTTGTGCTGCTCTTCCTTTTCTTGCACCGCTGTCCTGATTTTTAGGTACACAGTGACAAGTCCATATAGGGTAAATTCGTCTTCCATCTTCGCTCCTTTTCGGTTGACGGTTCTACTATAACATAACTTTTGACTTTGTCAAACAGTTTATGAAATTTCTCTTCGATAAAGATCTATTATTTTTTCGTGGTTGTTTATGTTGTTACGCAACATGCTGTACAGGCGGGACTCTACTTCACTGCCTTTTACATGCACAACCGTCATAGCGTTCTTCTGGCCCGGTCTATTGATTCGGGCGTTGGCCTGTAAGTAAGTCTCCACGCTTGTGACGGGAGCGTACCAAATCACCGTGTTGGCGGCAGTTAGGGTCAACCCGTGGCTAGCCGCTTGTGGTTGTATTATTAGAACGTAAGGATCTTCGCAGTTCTGAAAACGTGTTACTAGATCGCTACGCTTGTTGAGGCTTACCTTGCCGTTGATCACCCCGCACGAAACTTTATTTTTTTCCAAGACCCGTTGCAGTAAATCAATGGTGTGCGTAAACGGCACAAACACCAAGACCTTGTGGGAAGACTCTTGTATCACCTCCAATATGACTTGTATTCTATTGGATACATCAAACTCGATAACCTCTTTGGTGTCCGAGTAGACTGCCCCACCTGATATTTGCAAGAGCTTATTGATATTAGTCGCAGCGTTAACTGCGGTTACTGTTTCTTCCGCCGCTGTAAGCGTCATCTGCCTCTTTAGTAAGTCGTAGTACTTAAGTTGCTGTGCTGTGAGCGGGGCGTCCCTGTCCACATATGTTACATCCGGCAAATCTAAGCACTGATCCTTTTCAAACCGTATCGCGGGTTGCAGTACTCTATGCACGATTTCTTTTGCTTGAGGCTTAGCCGCCCAACGGTATTGGGACACCTTGTACATAACCTGATCTCTAAACTGCCCAAAGAATTTAGGTGTGTTTTCAGGGTTGACCAATTTGGCTATACCGTAAGCGTCCACTGGAGACTGTGAGGCAGGAGTACCGGTGAGCATCCACAAACGTTTAGATTGGGCCACTATATCTTTTAGTATCTTCCACCGGTTAGTCTGTGGGTTCTTGTAACTTGTCGCCTCGTCTACTACCACTAAATCAAAACCACCTTCCAATATTTCCTTCTTAACGATAGCGGCCCCGTCAAAATTAATGATAACGAAATCGCAACCGGCGTTAATTATTTTCTTACGTGCGGTAGAGTCTCCATGGGCGACAGAGCAGGATCGGTGCATAGCAAACTTAAACAGGTCTTGCTGCCATGCAGATTTCATAATAGATAGCGGGCACAGCACCAGTACACGGTTCACTTCACCTATGTTCATAAGATAGTCCGCGGCCCAAATCACACTGCCGGTCTTACCCGTACCCTGCTCGTTAAAACAAAACGCTTTGTCATGCAACGTCAGAAAAGATGAGGTCTCTTTCTGGTGGTCAAAGGGCTTGAATTTACCCGTCCACGAGTAGTCTCGCTTTATGGGCGAGGGCACATCCTTTACCTTAAGCTTTGCCAACTGCTTTGATTCTTTCAGCCCCCAATGAACTGCAACTTCAAAAAGATCCCCGTCTCGCCCTACAATAGCGCTTTTGTTAACGACGTCTGTTATGCGCTCAGGACGTCGAGTGCGAAGTAAAATAACTTTGTTGTCTACGAGTTCCATTACTTGACCGAGTTATCCGCGTTTCGTTTAAAGCCCCGATTCTTGCTTGCGGACTTTACTCTTAAATTACTGGCAGCATTAGTACCGCCTTTAGACAAAGGCTTGACGTGGTCTATGTCATTGCCGTCGCCTTTACTTACTTTGCCCCCTTTCCGTGCCTTGCGCCTAGCGGCGTTGCGTTTAGCGCGATTCTTCTTTTGTTCTTCTGAACTGTGGTATTCGTCGTATTCTTTTTTGTAGGGACGATCTTTGTTTACGTAAGCCATAACAACTCCTTTATCGTTTGTATTTTTTACTATTGTGTTCACAAGTTTCAACTGGGCAGTAGCGACACAAGGGGCCCGATACCGCATTCCATACCCCAGAGTCTTGAGCCATAGCAAGCCGGTCTAGCTCTGGTTGGAACGCCTCAAAATATTTATCCTTATCTTGTGCTACATGCTCTTTAGGCACAAACTCTTCACTAACCACGTACAACAACGCTGACTTGATCCGCTTTACTTCCGGGAAGTGCGTAAACAGTGCCGCTGCTATTGCATCAAGCTGCTTAGTGTCCGCGTACTTAGCGTTTTTGCCAGTCTTGTAGTCTATGGAGTACGCCACATTTCCCTCTATAGATACTAAATCAGCAACCCCTCTCCACCAAACGTCCTTATCAAAAAACCCACAAGGCTCATACCCACCCTGCGTTTGCTTGACACCTAGTTTGAGTTCGCAATACTTTTTACCTTTTATGTTCTTGACCGATTCCAGCAGGGGTTTAAACACTTTGAATTTTGGGGGTAGCGGCGTATCTAATTTCACGTAGTCTTCTGCGGCTTTGTGCATTTCAGTGCCATAAGACATAGCCTCCCCACCCTCGTCTTTTACGTCCTTTACTATGCGCAAGTGGTAGTATTTTTTGGGGCACTGTTCAAAAGTTTTGAGCGAAGAGTAAGACCACGTAACTGAAGCCATAGCGCTTTAACCATCCAATAGTTGAGTGAGGGTGTCTATATTTTAGACAATCCTATAGTGTATATCCTTTATGATATTTATACGCTCATTTAGGTCCGTTATAGCCGCTTTAGTTAACCGTAGTTCAACAATAGCTTCTTCTATCCCTGCTACAGCCCCAGTAAAATCATTTTTAAGTAGCTGTTTATCTACCTCTTTCAACTTCAAACGTGCTTTCAATTTGTACGATACATAGTCTTCCATCAACAATCTCCGTAAGAATTACCCATACCTGACTCACAATTTAGAGGTAGCGTCTCCGCCCACTTAGGCCGCCAACGCATACACAACTCTACATACTGTTGGGCTTCAACAGCTTCTTCTTTTAGCGCGATGCAAGCTACGGCATCATGCACAGTCAAGACAACCTTGTACCGCTTAGATATCTTAATCATTTGTTCCGCGATAACACACCTTGCTATGGCCTGACACAAATTCTCAACGAGCTTACCCCCATACAACTTTACGTTGCCCTTACGGGTTGTGTATACAAACTCGTACCGATTATTTTCCGTTTTTCTTTTGGTTAGCGTGTCGTACCTTTGCCATAAACCGTTAGGTAATTTAAAACCCATATCCTCAGCAGAAAACTCTAGTACGGGTACAGCCCCGAAATCGACATGGCTCTTTGTATATATACCCGATATACAAGCCTGAGCTTGATCCCAGAGCTGTGGTATGCATAAGAAAGTTTTACGGTACGTATCAATAATATGCAGGCATTCGTCAAACCCTAGCTCAACACCAGCTATCTTTAGCTGATCTTGGAACCGCTGCGCCCCCATACCGTAACCGCACCCCAAAATAGTCGTCTTACCCACAAAACGTTCAGAGTCCGTCACTTCATCTGCGGGCTTGCCATATATCTGCGAGGCCATAATCTTGTAAACATCTTCTTTATTCTCAAACGCATTCACCAAGTCTTGTTGCCCAGACAACCAAGCCAGTACTCTAGCCTCAATCTGTGACGAGTCAGAATCAATAACAACGTACCCTTCAGGGGCCACGATTGATTTCTTGAGTCTGTTAGCGTTCGCCCCACGACTAGGTAAGTTCTGCAGGTTTATCTTGTCCTCACCACCCCAACGTCCGGTATGTGCGGCGTAATACTTAATCGGTACAGGTAGCTTGCCGCGTTTGGCTATGTCTATAAGACGTTGTGTGCGGGTCTCTTCCAAAGTTGTTTTATTGCCTAGCCGAGCAGCAACAAGCGCTTGGACTCTAGCTGAGGTATGACTTTGTAACGCCTTAAAACCCTCATCTGTCTTAGCAAACGCCCATGCCTCCTTACCTGTGCGGGGGCTAACTTTAACCGGCGGCGTAACCCCAAGCTGTATCAGTAAATACGCAAACTTATCGTTTGACATTAAAGTGTCTTTGTCTGCCACACAAGCTTCGAGCAACTTATCTTTTTTGTCCTTCACGTCCTGCAAGTGCTGCTCTAGTAAAGGCAGGTCAAGCTCAAGCTCGGGCTCGATAAACATACGCAATGTCACATCAATAACTTTTAGTTCTATCTTTGGGAAACCGTTCTGTATAAATATCTTACACAACTGGTGCGTGAGTTCTACGTCGTTGCGGCAATACTCACCATATCTATCTAAATCGTCCGGCGCAAAATCTATACGCCGCTTGCCTAGCGCATCATTAACCTCAGTGCCTTTGACTCCTACAGCATACCGCTCTGCCAATTTAGCCAGTGAACCACCGGCTTCTACACCGTGGACCGCCCGTGCCATGCACAAAGTATCTAACCAGCCCATAGGAGTAATACCAAAATGCCAATTAAGAATGGCCCCATCGAACTGCGTGTTGTGTGCGAGTACTAGCGAGTGATCCCAATCGAACTGGTTCAACCATACTGATATCTGTTTATGAGTACCGCTAAACCATTCCGTCTCTTGCTCGTCTACCTTTACGGCTAACCCAATCACCTCGAAGTCACGCGAACGGATGTACTCTTCCGTGGTTAGCTTAGTGAGGCTGAAATCTTTAGCGTAGTATGTTTCAAAGTCAACTGTGATTATGTCCATTGGAGTACTCCGGTTTCGAGCAGCTCATCGGCAGGGCGAAACCTACGTATTTTTCGGAACGCTTTTTGTTCGATCTGCCTAATACGCTCAGGAGACAAGTACATCATTTCCCCTACTTCCTTGAGCGTGTGCTCTTGGTTAGAACCTTCGATCCCAAACCGCAGTTGTAAAACTTTAGCTTCTCTAGGTGTAAGTACTTCAAGCATACCCACTACAGCCTCCGCACGTTCTTTGTTAAGCAAGACTTGTTCGGGGTTCTCTATAGCTGCTATCGTCGACTCCTGCATACCCAAATACCCGCGTATATCATCTTGAGCCACGTAAGTAAGCGCACTGTTGGATGTCAGTCTTAAATTAAGTTGCTCCGCTGTCCATAAATCAGCTGGTGCCGCACCCAATGCTTCCATAAGCGCAATGGCAGTGGCTTTGAACCTCCCGTCATTATTTATTGGTTTCGTACGGAAAGTTATTAATGCGTTCAACTGATTTTTATTTTTGTGTATGCCCATGGCCCGGCAAAACCCAGCAACCGATACATACCCAGCGTCCTCTATAGCTTGCAATATCAAGTTGTTACGTACCGATACTTTCACCCTATACTCATTGATTGTGTCCATCACACCTCCCCACACCGTTCGATCAAAGCCGCGTATCCGCATATGTCCACAACTGAATCTCGGTGGCTTGGGTCGTTGGCTAGCCGCGCACCTTTCAGTAGGACCATCATCACGCAAACGTCCTGCGCGTCTAACTCCCTGTCTCCAACAGACTTCAAGTACGCATTCCACATCGAGGCAATTGCCCTCAGGTTCTTAGATGGGTGTCCGTATGTCTTCTCTCTGTCGCCATAGATAATAGTCTGCGCCTCTTTGAGCACGGACTTGTCCCCGATAGCTGTGTCGAACTTATCTTTGATTATGTCTTTTAGTGTCTGTGGTTGATTCAAGGCTTCGTTCCTCTCGATGACTCTTCTATGTAACTCACCACCTAGCATATCTGTCTTATCCATACGCACCTCCATTTATTTATCTTTGCCATCTGGTTCGGCGTTATCAACCCAAAAATTTAACTTGTCTATTTCTTTTTGTAGAGCCCCACGCATACTTATAAACAACGGCACGGAGCTGTCTCCTATAGCTTTTGGGGCTTCACGCAGTATTACGTGCATATCAATCACTTCGTCTATTAAGCTAGTAAGTGTAGTTTTATATGTAATCCTATCGTCACCTACGGTTACGTCTGCCGTCCAATATATAGTCATCGGGTCGTCTGGGCACGGGTTCCCGATACCGTCATCACCCGACCACATACATGGTAGATAAAAACTTACGTGTGCCTCGTCACTAATAAGATCATGTATTGTGTAGTCCATAATGTATTCTGGTGGGTGGCCTACTAAAACCGCCAAATAATCGTTATCCATATGCACCTCCACTGATGTGGTTCAAGTACTGTCGGTTCACTTCACGGCGTTGTTCTTCAGTACGTGTAGGTATGAGTAGTGCCGCTATCTGTATACATCTTTCTGCTAACAACTGTTCAGCGGTCTGTTGCTTAACCGCGTGGCTCTTAACTTTGGCGTAAATTGCTACCGACTTTGACTTCTTATTGTTTCGAGGCGCGTCAGCCGTATTTCCAATACTGTATACAGGAGCACGTCCTTTGCCAACGGTATCACGCCAGCCACTGACATAGATGAACTTGTAGTGTCGCATCTCTCGTGTTAAGTTTTTCACCGTGCTACGCGCCAATCCCGTTTGTTCTGCAAGTTCTTCGTTTGTGGCTTCAACAACATTAGCCAACATATTGGTGATTAGACGTGAGCTTTTCTTGGGTGATTCGTAGTAGTCAGTGAACTGCTTGGGTATAAACGTGTTGCCGGGTCTGCGTCCTGATTTCATTTCTTCTCCTCCTGATTGCTAAAGATAACACCTCGGATGAACCCCATCTCAAAAGCCTTACGCAGTGTGAAGATACCGAGCTCTATCTTAGGGGTGTTATCAATAAACTCTTGTGCATACTCACCGCCACGTTGCTGTGCCAAATTAAATATCCGGTCACGCTTTTGTATAGCGGCGCGTTTCTCCATCTCACGCCATGCTTCTTCTTCCTCGGGTGTTACGGTCGCATCATTCATCGCTCTCTCCTCGGTTGTTGTGTAAACACTTTGCCTTGCCGCCAGTACTTCCAGCAGTAGGGCTTGGTCTTGTAGCCTCGCACGTCAATCTGTCCGTGCTTGGGGTTCTTCTTAAACACTTGTAGTGCGTGTTCCTTGGTGCG